TTATGACCCATCTCTACCAGTCCACACTGCTTGGGACTTGGGTATGTCCGACAGCACCGTCATCTGGTTCGTCCAAGCGCATGGCGGAGAAACCCGCTGGATTGATTGTCTCAAGGGTGAAGGTGTTGGCTTAGACTGGTATGTGAAGCAGCTACAGGACAAGCCTTACGTCTGGGGCAACCACTATCTCCCGCATGACGTTCGTGTCCGTGAGCTTGGAACAGGCAAGAGCCGCTTAGAGGTTCTACAGGAGCTTGGCCTGCGTAACATTGAGATTGCACCACGCATGGATGTCATCGATGGCATTCAGGCTCTCAGGATGCTTCTGCCGCGCTCTTGGTTCGACAAAGACAACTGCAAGACTGGCATTGAGGCGCTGAGAATGTATCGACGCATCTACGACGATAAGCGCCAAGAGTTTCAGTCTCACCCGTATCACGACTGGTGTTTTACTGGAGACACTCAAGTCTTGACGCGTAACGGAATGTATCAGATAAGCAACCTACCAGAAACAGGTGAGGTTCTTACGCGATGCGGCTGGAAGCGATACGAAAACCCGAGGGTGACGAGGCGCAATGCAAATCTTGTGGAGGTGCTGTTCACAGACGGCCTTTCGGTGAGATGCACGCCGGATCATATGTTCATGACGGAAAACGGGTGGAAATACGCAGAACACCTAGAGATGGGTTCCAAAATCCAGTCGTCCTTGACGCTCTCACGCAGTATTTCGATGGCAGTCTCTACCGCTTATACCCAAGCGACAGGTATTTTGCTAAAGGGGGCAAGCGCCTTCACAGGGCTGTTTGGCAAGATGCCTTTGGTCCAATCCCGCATGGCTGTCATATCCACCACAGGGACGCAAATCCTGCGAACAACGCACTTGAGAACCTTGAGTGCATTGACGCAGACGAGCATCTCAAAATCCCACGTTCAGATGGACTGGAAAAGCGCGGAGGAAAGCACTTCTCTGACAGCGCAAGACAAGCCGCTGCAAACTGGCATCGCTCAGAAGAGGGGAGGTTGTGGCACAAGCGCCATGCTGAACGCAGTCAGAGTTGGAAAAAGTGGCGGCGTGAGCCAAGAAATTGTCAGCATTGTGGCCAAGAGTTTCAAGCGCTTATTCGAGAAAATGGTAAGCAGCAGCAAAAATTCTGCCATGCGAACTGCAAGGCCTCTCACTATCGCCAGCGTAAGACGCTTAGAGGCGACTGAGGACGTTTGGTGCATAACTGTTCCCGGGGTTGAGGAGTTTTCTCTCAGCAATGGGGCAGTTGTCCATAACTGCTCACACTACGCAGACGCTGCAAGATACTTTGCCATAGCGCATCGCGAACAAATGGGTTATACGCCTATAAAGCGCAATATCCGTGGAATTGTCTAATGAAGTCTCCTGCTTGGCAACGCAAAGAGGGAAAATCGCCTTCTGGTGGGCTAAACGCCAAAGGTCGTGCGTCTGCCAAAGCGCAGGGAATGAACCTGAAAGCGCCTGTTAAATCCGGCGATAATCCACGGAGGGCATCATTCTTAGCACGCATGGGCAATATGCCTGGTCCAGAACGCGATGAGAAGGGAAGACCAACCCGCCTCCTCTTATCGCTGCAAGCGTGGGGTGCGTCATCAAAAGCAGACGCGAAATCCAAAGCCAAAGCCATTTCCGCTAGAAACAAAGGAAAGTCCAAATGAAGATGGGTTTGTATGCGAATATTGCTGCCAAGAAGGCACGGATCAAGGCTGGCTCTGGCGAAAAGATGCGCAAGCCGGGAACAAAAGGTGCGCCTACTGCCGCTGCATTTAAGGCTGCCGCCAAGACTGCTAAGGGCAAAAAGAAGTGAAGGGCGTAAAGCACTACCTGCCTAACGGCACCGAGTGGAAAGGCCCCACGCATAAAATGGGGACATCTCTGTTCACTGGCAAAGAGCATGGTAAGACTTCTAAGAAACTCATGCACTTCAAAGACATCAAGGGTAAAAAGAAATGAAGAAGCTCGACGCTGCTGCAAAGAAGATTGCTAAGGTCCTCGGTGAATACAAGCGCGGAGAGCTTCACGCTGGCATCAACCCCAAGGGGCCAAAGAAGGCTCCGATGGCTAAGTCACGCAAGCAAGCTATCGCTATTGCGCTGTCTGAAGCCGGTAAATCGAAAAAGAAGTAAGGCGGAACTATGGCCTATCGTAAGAACGCAAAGCCTTCCAACGAGGAAGTTATGGACGCAATGCCGCTTGATGACGGCATGGAGATCGACGTTGAGGCTGCGACTGACGAAGGCGAAGCTATGACCGACGAAGAGCTTCAGAACATCGTCGCTGGCGAGATTGATGACGCTCAAGCCTATATTGATGACGTTATCTCTCCAGAGCGCGCTGAAGCTGGGCAGTATTACAAGGGTGAGCCTTTCGGAAACGAAGAGGAAGGCCGCTCTCAAGTCGTGTCGATGGATGTCCGTGATACGGTGCAGGCTATCATGCCGAGCATTATGCGGGTGTTCTTTGGCTCTTCAAACGTAGTTGAATATGCTCCGAACCGCGCTGAAGACATTCAGGTTGCCGAGCAAGCCACTGACTATGTCAACTACTGTTTGACACGCGACAACAACCTTTTCATCCATAGCTATGCAATGTTTAAGGATGCTCTCATCCGCAAGAACGGCTTCGGCAAGGTCTGGTGGGACGAGAAGGAAGACGTAAAGACCTACGAGATTGAGGGCATCGACGAGAACGCTTACATGGTTCTCATGTCCGACCCAGAAGTTGAGCTTCGTGAGGTTGAAGTCGAATACTCTGAAACTGAGATGATGACCCCTGAAGGCATCGCTACAGTTGTCCAGATGCCGACCTACAGCGCAACAGTTGTTCGCAAGGAGAAAGAAGGCCGCCTTAACGTTGCTGCGCTGCCTCCTGAAGAGCTTCTGATTGACCGCCGCGCTAAGTCCATCAACGACTTTGAGTTTATCGGACATCGTCGTTACATGACTGTCTCTGAGCTTGTGGCTATGGGCTATGAGCAGGACGAAGTTGAAAACCTTGGCTACGAGACGCAGGACGACTTCGAAGGCAACCAAGAGACTTTTGACCGCAACCCGCAGGCAACCATCCTTGGCGCTGGCCGGACTGACGTATCAGCTAAGAAGGTTCTCTACATTGAAGGCTATCTCTACGTTGACATGGACGGAGACGGCATTGCGGAGCTTCGTAAGGTCTGCGTTGGTGGTTCTGCTTATAAGGTTCTGCACCAAGAAGCTGTAGACGACCATCCGTTCTTTGATTTCTGCCCAGACCCAGAGCCTCACACGTTCTTCGGTATGTCTGTTGCAGACGTTGTGATGGACATTCAGCGCATCAAGTCGTCAATCATGCGCAACACGCTGGATAGCTTGGCTCAGTCCATCTATCCCCGTATGGGTGTGGTTGAAGGCCAGGCTTCGATTGAAGACGTTCTGAACACCGAAGTTGGCGGCATCATCCGCATGAAGCAGCAAGGCGCTGTGCAGCCGTTCGTAACGCCGAACGTGTCTCAGGCAGCTTTCCCCATGCTGCAATACATGGATGAGGTTAAGGAGAGCCGCACAGGCATCACCAAGGCATCTGCTGGCCTTGACCCGTCTGCACTGGCTTCTGGCACTGCAACGGCTGTAAACGCCGCTGTAACGGCCTCTCAGCAGCACATCGAGCTTATCTGCCGCATCTTTGCCGAGACTGGCTTTAAGACGCTGATGGCTAAGGCTCTTAAGTTGTTGGTAAAGAACCAAGACAAGCCCCGTATCGTTCGTCTGCGCAACCAGTTCGTTCCCATTGACCCGCGTGTCTGGGACGCAAACATGGACGTTGTGGTGAATGTGGCGCTTGGCACTGGCTCCGACCAGCAGAAGATGGCCTTCCTGAACGTCATCGCTCAGAAGCAAGAGATGCTGTTGCAGCAACTTGGCCCAATGAACAACCCGCTGGTGTCTCTGAACGGCTACTACAACACGCTTGAGCAGATGCTATCTGTTGCAGGCTTCAAAGACGTTACGCAGTTCTTCACCGACCCGCAGAACTTCCAGCCGCCCGCTCCGACACCGCCTCCGCCCAGCCCAGAGCAAATCTTGGCACAGGTTCAGGCGCAGAGCATCCAGGCTGACATCCAGAAGAAGGCCGCAGAGCTTGAGCTTCAGCGTGAAGAGATGCTGCTGAAGGATGACCGGGAGCGCGACAAGATTGACGCAGATGTCATGATTAAGGCTGCTGAGATTGAGGCTAAGTATGGCACGGCTGTAAACACGGCTAACATCGAAGCCCTGATGCAGCGTGACCGCGAACTTCTCCGTCAGCAAGGCAATGTCCAGAAAGCTATGGTTGCCGCACAGCAGCAAGCCCAAGCCGCACAGGAACAGCAGCTTGTTGACCAGTTAGCACAAGAGCAGATGGCTCAGATTGCAGCCCAAGAACAGGGGATGATGTAATGGCCTCACCTATCCGCCGCAATTTACAAGACCTTGAGCAGTTAGGCAACATTGGCGGTCTACTGACGCCGCGTGAGGACTACATCCCTAATATCCAGAGCGTGTATGGAGACATCGTCCAGAACGCGCCTGATTATCAGTATTTCACGGCTCCACTGTCTAACCAAGGTCGCACAACTGCATCCTATGGCACAGGAAACAATCTTGTTGTTGCTCCTGATACGCCCGTCCGCCTTGTCAACAATGCAACTGGCGAAGTAGTTTACTCTGGTATTGGCTACGAAGGCGCTCAAGGGGCGATTGACGCAGCAAACGCGCTGTCATCGTCTGCTGGCAAAAAGGCCAACTGGGACATTCAGGTTGCAGGCCCAACTATGCAGGGCTTCCAGAGCGTTTCTACAGATCGTCCTGACGTAAGCGGCCTTGGTATTGTAGCTGATATTGGCCTTCCCATCCTCGGCTCTGTTTTGGCTGGTCCGCTTGGTGCTGCCGCAGGCTCCGCCGCGTCTGGAGCCGCACAGGGGCGTAGTATCGGCGATATTGCAAAGGGTGCATTGATCTCTGGTGTTGGCTCATATCTTGGTGGGCAGCTATTTCAGGGCGCTCCTGCTGGTGCAACGGATGCAGCCATCTCTGCAAACGTAAACAACGCTATTAACGCTGCATATCAAGCCGCCCAATCTGGTGCAGCATCTGCACTTGGTGGAATTTACGGCTCTGCTGCTGGCGGTTTAGCTGGAGGTGCTGGCTCTCTTGCTGGTAGCGCTCTTTCATCATTGCCAAGCAATTTGGCCGCAATTGACGCTGCTGCGCAATCTGCATTATCTAGTGCTGGCCTTGGCGGTGGAGTTACTGGAGGATTAGTTACAGATGCATTTGGTAACGTTATTGACGAGACTGGTGCTATTGTAGCCTCTGCAGGAGGTGGGGCTGGAACGTCTCTGCTTCCGGCTGCTGCTGGTGCAACTGCGCTTGGTGGCGCCGCGGCGCTAACTGGCGGTGGTGGCGCTTCATCTGCCTCAACCGCAAATCAGGCAACTAGTCAGACTGGTGAAAACTTATCTACAGACCAATTCGGTAACGTAGTAGACGAAACGGGAACTATTATTGCAACTGGTGGCGGTGGAGCGGGAGGCACTACTGGTATCCTTGGGGGGACTGCCGCACTTGGCGGTGGCGCTGCACTGGCGACAGGTGGCGGTGCGACTGACGCTACAATTAGCGAGAATGTGCAAAACGCATTAGATACTGCAACTACGAATGCCCAAACTGGCGCTGCAAATGATTTGGCGGCTGCAGGATATAACGGTATGGGTGCTGGTGCGTTTGTTGCACCAGGCGCTGGGGCTGCCGTTACGGGTGGCGTTTTGGGAACAGGTCTTAGCTTAAGCCAGCTTGCAGCGCTCGGTGGACTTGGTGCATCTGCTCTTGGAAGTCTATTCGGAGGAGGTTCTGGTGGTGGTGCTGGTGCGGGAACTCCATATGTTTCCGCTCTAGGCGCTATGCCTAACTTTGCACCACGCACGTTGGTTAATCCTAATATCACGGATTATGAGCGTTATGGCTTTGGCCCAGAAGCTTTGTTCTTTTCTGGTGGGCAGGCGATTAACACTTACACTCCGCCAGCAGCTACAACTCCTGCACCCACATCTGCACAGGGTGTATTGAATGCAGCGGCAGGCGCTGGGGCCACTCCAGCAACATCTGGAGCTTTGCAGCCAATTAGCGCAACTCCGACAACAACGCAGCCCGCAATGGGTGTTGGTCCATTCCCAACATCGCAAGTAGGTGGCGGCGTTCTCTCAACGCCTGAAAACACAGGAATGACGCAGGAGCGCCTTGACCAGCTTCAGGACCGCTTTGAGAATATGCGTTCAGGCGAGTTTTTCAATTACTTCAAGTCCGTCAATGACGTTCTTGGTAACTACGCTGCAAAGGGATACATTACACCTGAGCAGGGTAAGGAAATTCAAGGGCGATTAGAGGCTGCTGCATCTGCACCTGGCGCGACACTGGCATCACTTCAGGCAGCGGTTCCAATGCCGCAAATCTCTGACTTCTTGAAGCCAACTGGCACGCAGCGCCCTGTGGCCCCAGCGCCTGCGCCTATGCAGCCAATAACATACACGCCTCCTGCACAGCCGATTACAAATCCAAGCGCCTTCGTTAATGATTTATACAAGCAGTTGGGCGCTCAAGTCTCTCAGGGGCTTTTAAATGTTGACCAAGCACGCAACATCCAAAGCCAGCTTCGTCAAAGCCTTTTGTCGCAAACGCCTGACATTCAGCAAATGCAGAACATTTACAACACTGCAATTCAGCAATATCGGCCTCTCATCTAATGGACACTCAAAAAATCATTGATGATGCGGCTCACGCAAAGCGCCTCTTAGAAGACCACATTCTTCTGGAGGCTTTTGCACAAGTAGAGGCTGACATTTACAACGAGTGGCGCACCACCGCTATTGGTGACGACCAGCACCGCTCGGACCTGTTTCACACGCTTAAAGGACTTGAGCGTTTGAAAGCACGCCTACAGGCAACCCTTGATGCAGGAGTGCTTGCCTCAAGGAATTAACATTTATGAAAAAAGGTGATATATGACGGAACAAGTCGGCAACCCCGATCTCGGGATCGGCCTCCACGAAGCAACCTTAGCCATCAGCAAACTGCTAGGCCCTGAAGAGGACAACCAAGGCGAAGCTGAGGCGCTAGACCCAGAAATGGGTGAGGCGGAAGCGGAATACGAAGACGAACCTGAAACCTCAGAAGAGGAAGATGGCGAAGGCGAGTATGACGAAGAAGCCGAACTGGATGAAGAAGATGGCGAGGAAGAAGCTACCTCGCAGGAACTTCCTGATGATGTGACTGTCAAGGTAAAAGTTGATGGTCAAGAAGTGGAAGTCACCCTGGCAGAGCTTCGGAATGGTTATAGTCGGACTTCAGATTACACACGGAAGGCGCAAGCTCTCGCTGAAGAACGTAAAGCGTTTCAGTCGGAAGCGGAAACCATCCGTCAAGAACGCGCTCAATACGCTGAACTTCTGCCTTTGCTCCAGCAGCAACTGATGCAGGCGGCCAGTGCAGAGCCTGACTGGGACACTCTTTATAACGAAGACCCCATTGAGGCGGCGCGGTTAGAACGGCAGTGGCGTAAATCCCGTGAAGAGCAAACGTATCGCTTGCAGGCCATTCAGGCCGAACAGCAACGTCTCGCACAGGAGGCCGCTACAGACCAAGCACGAGCCATTCAGGCTTTTGTGGAAGCTGAACGTGCCAAGTTGCCTGAAGTTATCCCAGAGTGGAGCAATCAGGAAACGATGGTTCGAGAAGCAAAGGAACTTCGTGAGTGGGCATTAGCCCAAGGGCTGACCGAGCAAGACGTTGAAGGTCTACGCCAAGCAAGTCACGTTGCACTCCTCCGCAAAGCCATGCTGTATGATAAGGGCAGGACTAAAGTCCAACAGTCCAAGGTAGCCCCTAAAAAGGCTGCTAAGACGATTAAGCCCGGCAGCAGTGGTTCACAGGTCAATGGTCGTTCAACCGAGGTAAAGAGGGCTTCTCAGCGCCTTGTGCGTAGTGGTCGTATCACAGATGCGGCTGCTCTTTTGGAACAACTCATTTAACCTAAGGACTTAGTTATGGCTATTGTTACTAATACCTTCACCCGTTACTCGGCTATCGGTATCCGTGAAGACCTGTCGAACGTCATTTACAACATCTCGCCGGAAGAAACTCCGTTCATCTCGAACGTTTCCCGTGAGAACGTGAAGAACACCTACTTCGAATGGCAGACGGACGCTCTGGACGCTGCTTCTTCTTCGAACGCCGCTCTGGAAGGTGACGACATCTCGTCGTTCTCCGCTGTTACGCCGACCGCTCGTGTTGGTAACTACACGCAGATCAGCCGCAAGGATGTCATCATCTCCGGCACGCTCGAAAGCGTTGACAAGGCTGGTCGTCGTTCGGAACTGACCTATCAGCTTGCCAAGATGGGCGCTGCTCTGAAGCGTGACATGGAAAGCTCGCTGCTTGCTAACCAGGCTGCTGTTGCTGGTAACACCACGACTGCTCGTCGCACGGCTGGTCTGCCCGCTTGGTTGACCTCGAACACCGACTTCGGCACGGGTGGTGCTGACCCGACTGTTGGCTCGACCCCGACTGCTGCCCGCACGGACGGCACTCAGCGTGCCTTCACCGAAACGTTGCTGAAGAACGTCATCGCTGAAGTCTGGACCTCAGGCGGCACTCCGAAGATGCTCATGGTTGGCGCGTTCAACAAGCAGGCTGCTTCGGCATTCTCTGGCATCGCCACGAAGTTCCGTGACGTTCCGGCAGGCCAGCAGGCTCAGATCATCGGCGCGGCTGACGTTTATGTGTCGGACTTCGGCACTGTGAACATCGTTCCGAACCGCTTCCAGCGCGCTCGTGACGCTTTCGTGGTCGATCCTGAGTATGCTTCGCTTGCCATCCTGCGTCCGATCCAGCAGATGGAACTGGCGAAGACGGGTGACGCTGAGAAGCGCCTGATGCTCGTCGAATACGGCCTGAAGGTTTCGAACCAGGCTGCTCATGGGATTGTGGCCGATCTGACCACGGCCTAATCTAGACTTTACATTAAAAGGCTCTCGGTGTATGGAGGAAGCTCCTGCACCGGGAGTTTTTTATGCGAAAATGTTCTATTGAGAATTGTGATAAACCATTTGTTGCGCGAGGATTTTGCGGCGCACATTACATGGAAGCACGAAGGGCGGATCAAGGCTTCTCTGCAATTAGACCTCATGGGTCATTAGAGGATCGCTTTTTTTCTAAAGTTATTAAGTTAGATGATTGCTGGATGTGGGCTGGTAATAAGCGCTCAAACGGATACGGAGCAATTCAGCAAGGAGGAAGGGGGAGCCGAACGCTCTCGGCGCATCGCCTTTCATACGAAATACACAAAGGGGAGATACCTGATGGAATGGTTGTCATGCATTCATGCGACAATCCTTCTTGCGTAAATCCTGACCATCTCTCAGTTGGAACCTACAAACAAAACACGCACGACATGATTGCAAAAGGCCGAAAGCGCACCGTTGCCCCAAAAGGAACCGGCAATGGAAAGGCTAAGTTGAATGATGACCTTGTTAGGTATATAAGACAAAGCGATAAAAAGGCCGCCAGTATTGCAAGGGAGTTAGGACTTAGCGAAAATTGCATTCGCGGCGTGTTATCTGGCAGGACTTGGAGCCACGTTAATGACCAAACGAATTATCGAAGATGATAGCGCCACAACAGGCATCGTAACCTCGTTCCACTATGACGCTGACAAAGATGAAGCGATCATTCAGAAGGAACAGGATGTAACGGCTATCATTGAAGCCAACAAAGCGGAATTTAACGAAGCCCCCGAACGCTGGGGTGAGTGGACGAAGGTTGGCTCTATTCCCATTTCAGTGTATTACGAGCTTGAGCGCCAAGGCATCCTGCATGACCAGAAGGCACTCGCTAAATGGCTGAATGACCCTGACAACAGAGCATTCCGCACAAGGCCGGGAACGATTTAATGGCTATTACGACCTATTCAGAGTTGAAGACAGCGGTAGCGGACTGGTTGAACCGTTCCGACCTTACTTCTGCCATCCCTAATTTCATCGCACTCGCTGAGGCGCAGATGAACCGCCAAATTCGCCACCGCAAGATGGTGACAAGGGCTGATGCAACTCTGGATACGCCGTATTTTGCTGTTCCAAGCGATTGGCTGGAGAACATTCGCTTCCAGTTGAACACCAATCCCATCACGCCGCTGGTCTATGTAACGCCAGAACAGCTTATCGAAGACAGCCAGACCTACATTACGTCCGGCCAGCCCATGTTTTACACGATGGTTGGGCAGCAATTTCAGGTTTTGCCGTCTCCTGATGGCTCTTACACGGGCGAATTGACGTATTACGCCAAAATCCCTGCCCTGAGTGACGCTGCACCTACCAATTGGCTGCTTACAGAGGCTCCAGACGTATATCTTTACGCTACATTGGTGCAATCAGCGCCTTATCTGAAGGAAGATGAGCGCACTGGCGTATGGGCTGGCCTTTATCAGACGCTTGTTAATGACATGAAAGTTGCTGACGAACGTGCTAGAGTGGGCAGCAGCAAATTAACACCGCGTATTCGGTCTTTTGGCTAAGGAGCTATAAATGTCGTTCTCCAATTACCTCGAAAACAAGGTGATGCTGCACGTTTTCGGCGGCACATCTTACACCGCACCAGCTACGCTGTATGTTGGCCTCTATACGTCTGATCCCGGCGAAGGAAACACGGGAACGGAAGTCTCTGGCGGCTCATATGCTCGTCAATCGGCTGCTTTCACGATTACAGGCAACGCTGCTGCTAATACGGCCGCTATCGAGTTTCCGACTGCCTCTGGCTCGTGGGGAACTGTGACCTATGTTGGCATCAGCGATGCGGTATCTGGTGGCAACTTGCTGGCTTCTGGCGCTCTGACGACTTCTAAGACGATCAGTAGCGGCGATGTGTTCCGTATTCCGGCAGGCGATCTCGACATCACACTGGACTAATAGATGAGCTTTTACGGTAGCGGAAATTACGGGGCAGGGGCTTACCCCGCAGGCGCTCCGTCCGGCTACGGTAGCGGCCTCTATGGCTATGGAAGCTACGGCGAAGACGCAATCGAGGGCGCTGGTGTAATAACCGCGTCCTCTGCCGTATCTGCAACGGCTGACAGGATTTTCGATGCTGCTGCTGCGATTGCGGCAACAAGTGACGTAACCGCCTCTGCCATTCGTTACGCTAACGGTGCTACCACAATTGTGGCAACCAGCGATGTAACGGCATCTGCTGTCCGTGTGGTATTTGGCGCGTCTGCTATTGATGCAACGTCTACAGTCACGGCTGTAGGCCAGAAGACCATCCCTGGCGCTGCTGTTATTGACGCAACCAGTGACGTTACAGCTACGGCAACCCGCACGACATTCGCGGCTGCTGAGATTAACGCTGTCTCGACGTTCACAGCTAACGCTAATCGCATCGTCTTTGCAGCGGCTGAAATAAACGCTCTCAGCGCCGTTACGGCTGTTGGTGTGCGTTATGCCCAGACAACCATTGAGATTGCCTCTACGAGCGATCTGACGGCCTCTGGGGTGATGGTAAACTCCGCTGGCGCGCTTCTGACTGCGACTTCGGCTGTTGCCATCGCTGCTGGCATTAGATTTACGGACAGCGCAGCGGTAAATGCGACATCAACGCTAACTTGTAACGCTGTTAAGAAGTGGGAGCCTGTTCCAGTAACGCCGGAAACGTGGACACCACAAGCTGATACAAGCGAGACTTGGACACCCGTTGCAGTTGTCTCTGAGACTTGGACACAATCTGCAATTACTAACAAGACATGGACTGCAATTTCTGATACAGCAGAAATATGGCAGGAAGCTGCATGAGGTAAAAGATGGCTGATACAACCACCACAAACCTTGGTCTAACCAAGCCCGAAGTCGGCGCTTCTGCTGATACTTGGGGGACCAAGCTAAACACTGACCTTGACCTTGTTGATGCGCTGTTTAACGCGGCAGGCACGGGGACGAGCGTTGGTCTAAACGTAGGTGCTGGCAAGACGATTGCTGTTGCTGGCACGTTGGCCCTGACTGGCACGATGACGGCCAATGGTGCGACATTGAGCGCAACCGAACTTAGCTATCTCGACACGGTGTCGTCTAACATCCAGACGCAGCTTAACGCCAAGGCTGGAACAGCTTCTCCGACATTCACGGGTGACGCGACATTCGCCAACGTGGTTGAGACTGTCTACAACCTTTCCGGCACAGCCATCGACGCATCTAACGGCAACATCCAGTATAAGACCATCGGTGGGAACACGACCTTCACGGATAGCCTTGCAACTGGCGAGAGCGTTATCCTGCGCCTTGCTTCTGCGTCCAGCTACACAATCACTTGGCCGACAGTAACGTGGATCAAGGTTGGCGGCTCTGCTGCTCCGACCCTGACGGCCTCTGACGTTCTTGTCTTCTGGAAGGAAGGCTCGACCCTTTACGGCGCTTATGTGGGGAGCGGTGTCTAATGCCGTCGAACTTTAAGGCTCTTGCTGGCGCTGCTGGTGGGGGTGATCTAGCTGATCCTAACTTTAAGAACGTCACGCTTTTGCTGCATGGTGACGGCAGCAATGGCGCACAGAACAACACGTTCATCGACAGCAGCACGAATAACTTCACCATCACCCGTAACGGAAACACGACACAGGGTTCGTTCTCACCTTATGGGAGCAACTGGTCGAATTATTTTGATGGCAGCACTGGCTATTTAACACTTAACGCGCAAACTGCTCTTTCCTACGGAACTGGAGACTTCACTCTAGAGGCTTGGGTTTTCCCAACGTCAATTAACTCTGGATTTTCTCCAGTTCTTGAGGCGCGCGCTAGTTCATCCGCTCAGACTTATGCGTTTGGCCTTCGTGTATCTGGCGGCGTTTACAAGGTAGAGCTTTATACCGGAACCCAATATACCGGCAGCACAACAGTTAGCCTAAACACATGGACCCACATAGCTGTTACGCGTTCCAGCGGAACACTTCGCATTTTTGTAAATGGCGTTCTGGACACTTCTTGGTCCAGTATGTCTACATCCGTTGATGCAAACGCATCCGGGCAAAGAATTGGTGTTTTGTGGGATGGGGCCGGGTTTTATTTTTCTGGCTATATTTCAAATTTCCGTGCTGTTAAAGGCACAGCCGTATATACGTCTGCCTTCACGCCCAGCACAACACCGCTCACCGCAATCACCAACACATCGCTGCTGACTTGCGCATACAACCGCTTCCGTGACGGCAGCACAAACAACTTTACCATCACCCGCAATGGTGACGTAAAGGTAACTAACTTTGCGCCATTTGCGCCGTCTGTTGAATACAGCACGACGACTAATGGTGGCTCTGCGTATTTTGATGGTAGTGGGGATTATCTCGCTATGCCGTCTAATGCGGCATTTGGTCTTGGCTCTGGCGATTTTACAGTTGAATGTTGGGTTAATCCATCCGTTCAAGGTGGGCATGGATCAAGCAATAACGATTGCATTATAGACTTTAGACCCGGAAGCAATGGCGCTTATGGAACTCTTTACATCGTAAATAATGGTTCTGGCGTAAACTGGTATGCCAACACAGCTGTCCAAATAACTGGTGGACCAATTCCGAACAACGCATGGACGCATTTGGCAGTTAGCCGTGTAAGCGGCAACACTAGATTATTCATTAACGGCGTGCAGAGTGGAGGAACCTACTCTGACGGAACCACATACGCGACCACAAATCCTTGGATCGGACAATTCAATGATGGTGCGGGTTCTGGTTGGTTCCAAGGATATATTTCTAATTTCAGGATTTTAAAAGGAACCGGGCTTTACAGCGGATCATTTACTCCGCCAACCGCGCCGCTTACTGCTGTCACAAATACTCAATTTCTCCTAAACGCCACCAACGCCGCCATCTTCGACAACTCAATGAAGAACGACCTTGAGACTGTCGGCAACGCTCAGATCAGCACCTCGGTCAAGAAGTTTGGCACGGGGTCGATGTATTTTGATGGGAATGGTGACTATCTGACGCTGCCGCCAAATAGCGATAGTGTTTTGCTTGGAGCAGGATCATTTACTATCGAATTTTGGATCAATCCAAATTCATCACAACCATCGACCAGAACACCAATTGTAAGTTTTGGTAATGGCTTTACGACTAATGTGTGGGCAATTCAACTAAACAACACCAGCCCATCGTATGTTAATCGTATACAGCTATGGTCATATAACCTTAATAGTGGCGCTGTCGTAGCTGTCAGCACAGGAACAATTTCGGCGTCAACATGGACGCATGTTGCGGTTGTTCGTAATGGCTCTAGCATTACGATTTATATAAATGGGGTGGCTGATGGAACTGGTAGTTCATCAGCTTCGATGGATGGTGGTTCAACTACCTTGCAGTTGCAAGTAGGTTATAACTCTCCAGACTATTACGCGGGATACATCGACGACCTTCGCATTACCAAAGGCGTAGCCCGCTACACCGCCAATTTCACCGCTCCAACAGCACCATTCCCGAATAAGTAATCGGAGGCAAAAATGATTGTCGCTATTGTTAACAACGGAAGCATTGAACAGACGGGTGAACTCTCCGTTCTGTTTCCGAATGTCTCTTTCCCTGCTTCCGGTCCGTCCGACGAATGGATGACGGAGAACAACCTTGTTCCCGTGACCTACTTCAAGGCTTATGACGCAGCCACACAGAAGCTGGTTTCTTGCGAAGCCTATCTGGAAGATGGCGCTGTCTACGCCGTGAACGTGGAAAGCCTGTCTGCTGACGAACTGGCCGCTAAGGATGCGTCTACGATTGCAGCTAACAAGTCTGTCCGCAACAAGAAGCTGGCCGACTGTGATTGGACGCAGCTTGGTGACGTTCTCCTGACAGAAGAATGCAAGGCTAACTTCACTGCATACCGTCAAGCCCTGCGTGACGCTGATATGCTTAACCCCGTATGGCCGGACGCTCCTGCAGAAGAATGGGTTGCATAACAATGGATATGTCATTCGGTATTGATACGCTTCTCACTGTCATCGCTGTCCTGTTCGCCATCATTGGCGTTTGGAACCAACTGAGTAACCGATTGGCTATCCTCGAAACCAAGCTGGAATACGGCGATGAGAAGTTCAGCGCCATCGACAAGAAGTTTGATGAAGTCATGACGCACTTACGCCGGATTGAAGATAAGCTGGACAACAAGGCGGATCGGTAATGGCTTTTAAGCTAGGCCCACGTTCTCTCCTAAACCTTCGCGGCGTGCATCCTGATCTGGTGCGCGTCGTTAAGCGTGCAATCAGCATCTCCAAGATTGACTTCACCGTCATCGAAGGCTTGCGAACAACTGCTCGTCAAAAGCAATTAGTAGCTAGTGGCGCATCGAAAACTATGAATTCGCGCCATATAACAGGACACGCAATTGATATTGCGCCTTATGTTGGCGGCAAAGTGCGCTGGGACTGGCCGTTGTTCATTCCCATTGCTGAGGCGATGAAGGAAGCAGCTAAGCAAGAGAACGTGCGCGTCCGCTGGGGCGGCTCGTGGAAGTTGCTTTCCGAAATGCCTACAATTGATGTTTCGTCATTGCATAAGAAGTTTCCAGATGGGCCGCATTACGAACTGCCAGCGGTATTTTATCCATGACACTTGCTGAATTAGAGAAGTCTATTCTAGAGCGCGTCCGCGTTTGGTGGCGGCCCGTAACCTGTATTGGGATTGCAGTAGCTGTTTTCGTAAATGCTGTTATTCTTCCGATTATCCGTAAGGAGCCTATTTCGTTGACAGACCTGGCGGCAACCATTGCGGCTTGCGCTACTATCTTCGGAGTGCGCGAATGGGGCAAAATCAATGGGGCCGATTAATCCGTTCATGGGCTATGTGGCGGCAGGCGCTCTTGTTATTGGCATCGCCGCCGGTTGGAAAGTTAAAGACTGGCAGTGTGATGCTGCCTATGCGAAAGCTCTGGAAAAGGCTGAAAAGCAACGCAAAGAGCTTCAGGGGAAGATAGATGATATTTCGACTGTTTACCAAATCGAGCGCGATAAAGCCGATGTGGTGGTCGCCGGAAAAACAAGCACGGTGCGAGAGATTTACAAAACGCTCCCTGCTGTTCCTGTCGATTGTGCTGTTGATGCTCGTGTTCTCGGGATGCTCGAAAGCAGTGTCAGTGACGCCAATTCCCGCGCCACCGGCAAACTTGGCGAGTAACTGTTCTCCGCTTCCAGTTCCGCCTAAAAACATGACAGACCCAGACCGCGCCATCTGGGAAATTGAAATAATTGCCAAATATGGTGATTGTGCGCTACGTCACCGCATGACGGTTGATGCTTGGAGAGAGGCTATCCGTCAAAAGTGAATAGAGGGGGTTTGCTATGGTAGCTAAACTTTTATCCGACGACGAGTTTATTAAGTTGTGGCAAAGGGCTGATGGAAGCCCACGCCAAGTTGCTGAAATAAGCGGTGTTCCAGAGCGAAACATCTACAAGCAGCGTAAAGCCCTGGCTGACAAGGGCATCGTTCTACAGACAAAAACACGCGGAAACAGCGGAAGCCGTGGCCCTTGGTCGTCTAATGACATTGGCCGCGCCTACAAGAACCAGAACGAGATTTTTGTAGATACAGGCACTATTATTGTCTTCTCTGACGCTCACTGGTGGCCGAACCACTGGAAGACTGTGGCCCATGAGGCTATGCACATCCTAATTAAAGACCTAAAGCCTCGTGCCATCGTAGCCAATGGGGACATCTTTGACGGCGCACGAGTTTCTCGCCACGCTCCTATGGGATGGTCTGAACTTCCTACAGTCAAGGAAGAGCTTGAGATTTGCCAAGAGCATATGGCAGACATTGAGATGCTCTTACCAAAGGGCTGCGCTAAGTTCTGGAACGTTGGCAACCACGATATGCGGTTTGACCGTATGCTTGTGTCTAATGCGGCGGAATATGAAGGCATCTTGGAGCGGTTAGAGAATAAGTTTGACCGCTGGGACTTCGCCTGGTCGCTGATGGTTAACGATAATGTGATGATTAAGCATCGCTATCACAACGGCATTCATGCGGCCTACAACAACGCCCTGAAGGCTGGTAAGACGATGGTTACAGGCCATCTTCACCGCTTGGCTGTTACACCTTGGGCTGATTACAATGGCCGCCGCTGGGGCGTTGATACAGGCACCTTATCTGATCCGCATGGTCCGCAGTTTGATTACGCTGAGAACAACCCATCACCGCACACATCCGGCTTTGCGGTGCTTACGTTTAAAGATGGGTTCCTATTGCCGCCGGAGCTATGCGAGGTGCTAAATGGGAAAGCGTATTTCCGAGGCCAATGTGTATTCGACGGAGGAAGTGGCGATGACAATCTCAGCAATTGAGTTTCTTGAACGCGCCGCTGATTTGATGCTCGAACGTGGGGCTGAATACGATAGCCCAGACGGCGAGCGCAGCATGAAGTCCACTGTTGCCGCGTTTAACGTGCTGACAGGAAATATACTGAGCGAACAAGAGGGATGGCTGTTTATGCTGCTGCTGAAGATTAGCAGACAGCACCAATCGCCAGGCTGGCATCAGGATAGCTCAGAGGACGCAATCGCTTACGCTGCATTGATGGCGGAGGCATGGCAAAACCACGAAGAAGATGATATAGAGATTGTGTTTACGTTCTCTCCCGACGATTTTGATGAGTAGCTATGGCCCTTATTCCACTCTCTATACCGCCCGGAGTGTATCGTAGCGGCACTGAACTACAGTCCGCAGGACGGTGGTATGATGTGAACCTTGTCCGCTGGACTGAGGGTTCAATGGAGCCTGTGGGTGGCTGGGAGCGCCGTGGTAATGGCACGCTGACAGGTAAATGTCGCGGCCTTCTTACATGGAAAACAAATAGCAACGTGCGTTTTGCGGCGCTTGGAACGTCATCTAAGCTCTATGTGATGACGCAATCTAGCGGTCTTGTGGACATTACTCCTGTTAGCTTCACAGCGGGGAACGATGATGCTTCAACGGGTGCTGGCTTTGGCATTGGGAATTATAGCGCTGGCTATTACGGCACACCTCGTCCTGATAGCGGTTCTGTAACGCCTGCAACAACGTGGTCGCTGGACACGTGGGGCGAATATCTTGTCGGCTGCTCGACATCTGACGGCAAGCTATACGAATGGCAGCTTGACGCATCCACGCCTACCAAGGCCGCTGTAATCACAAATGCGCCTACAAACTGCATTGGTCTACTTGTTACCGCTGAACGCTCTCTGTTTGCTCTGGGCGCGTCTGGTGATGGCCGTAAGGTGGCTTGGTCGGACCTTGAAGATAACACCATCTGGACACCGGCATCTACGAACCTTGCTGGCAGTGTAGAGTTGCAGACACCAGGGCGGATTGTCACCGCAAAGCGTGTTCGCGGCCAGAACCTTATCCTGACTGACATTGACGCTCATACGCTGACGTATGTCGGGCAGCCGTTCGTTTATACCGCTGAAATTGCAGGGCGCGCTTGTGGCGCTGTGTCGGCCAACTGCGCTGCTGTTTTGGACAATCTGTGCGTTTGGATGGGGCAACGCGGCTTCCACGTTTTCGATGGTTATGTGAAGCCTCTGCCGTGTGACGTTTACGATTACGTCTTCAACAACATCAATATCAACCAAATCTCCAAGGTTTACGCTGTTAACAACGCTCAGTTTAATGAGGTGTGGTGGTTCTATCCGTCAGCCAACTCGAACGAGAACGACAGCTATGTTGCTTGGGATTACGTCGAAAACCACTGGACGATTGGCACGCTTGCCCGCACGGCTGGCACGGACCGCAGCGTGTTCCGTAACCCCATCATGGTTGGCGCAAACGGCTATATCTACGACCATGAAGTTGGCCTGAACTACGACAGTGCAACGCCTTACGCTGAAAGCGGTCCCGTCCAGATCGGTAACGGCGACAACATCATGTATATTAACGAGATGATCCCTGACGAGCGCAACCAAGGCGGCGTGCAGGCGACATTCAAGACCCGTTACTATCCAAATGGTGACGAAGCCAGTTATGGCCCTTACAGCCTGACTAACCCAACGTCTGTGCGGTTCAATGGCCGTCAGGTAAAGATGCGCGTTACAACCACAACGCCCGCAACAAGCTGGAGGGTTGGCACACAGCGCCTTAATGCAGTTTCTGGGGGCCGTAGGTGACGCTGAAGCTACCACCGCCTCCTGGCGCGTATAATCCTGCATATGAGGCGCAACGCAACCGCCTTATTGAGCTTTATTCCAACACCCTTTACGAAAAAGGGCAGGATGTAGGCATTTATCAGCCTGCAAAACTGATTGTCTCTGACGCTTCGTTCGTTACCACTGATAGCCACACGCCCGCTGAAGGCACGATGTCGTGGAATACCGTTGACGGCACGCTTGACCTTGGCATGGAATATGGCGTTATCCAACAAGTCGGCCAAGAGACATACGCCCGCGTAGAGAATATGACTGGCTCTACGATGGCAAACGGCACTGTCGTTGGCTTCTCCGGGGTAGGTGCGAACAACGTCCTGTCGGTGTCAAAGTATCTGGCTAACGGCTCCACGCCCACATTGTATATACTTGGCGTGCTTACACACGAACTGCCTGACAGCGGCGAAGTAGGTTATTGCACTACATTCGGCCACGTTCGCGGCGTTAATACGAGCGCATTTAGCGTTGGTGACATCCTCTACGCCTCACCGACTACCGCTGGTGCGTTTACCAACGTCAAGCCTACTGCGCCTGACAACGTGGTTCCTGTGGCTGCGGTGCTGAAGGTTGGGACATCTGACGGCGAGATATTCGTCCGGCCAGCGATTGAGCAGCAATACTATTTCGGCCAGTTCACCAAAAGCACGACGATCACTCCTGCTGCCGCTAATACGGCCTATGCGCTTGCGTGGGATGCTACAGTTATCAGCGAGGGCGTATCGCTTACTGGAAGCCCCACAACGCGCCTTACAGTGGCTCATAGCGGCCTCTACAACTTTGCGGTGCGTATCCAGTTCTCATCTGCAAACTCAAACTCTAAGTCTGCGTGGATGTGGCTGAAGAAGAACGGGACGACAAACATCGCCTCAAGCACCGCTGTCGGCTCACTAAAGGATAGTGGTGGTTATACGGTTCTAGCCATCAACGATTTCGTGTCACTGGCCGCAAATGATTATGTGGAGTTGTTCTGGGCTGTAGACGATACTGGCTTGCAGCCGACAAACGTGGCATCAACTGCTTTCTCGCCAGCCGCTCCCACGGCTCATGTAGCAATTACGCAAGTGCAGCAATGATACCAGTTTACGAACAGTTTCACGCTCGTCGAAAGTATATCGAAGACGCATTAGAGTATACCAAAGGCACGCACACGCTGGACGATATTTGGTATGGAATTGTGCAGGGTGACTTGCAGTTTTGGCCCGGTGACAAGTCGGCAATCATAACTGAGATACAGATATATCCCCAGACTAAGGTAATGCACATATTCCTTGCTGGTGGAGACTTAGAAGAGCTTCTCGAAATGGAGAAGTCAGTAAGAGCGTATGCTAAAACTATTGGCTGTAATTCTATGTCAATATCTGGTAGACGGGGTTGGGTAAGGATTTTC